CGAGAGGTAATAACCTCCTATGTTGCACAGAACCCTACCCGCCAGTATTTCGACGGTAGGTTGAAGAAAATAGTCCCCTGCATATTTGATTTTCTCCTGACGGAGGAAGGGTATATTGGTGAAGATTACCTATTCTGCGACCAAGCGCGGGACCGTGGGTTCTCCATTTGGATAGACCCAGCTATCAAACTTGGGCACATGGGTGTCCAAGAATATGAGGGCGATTTTGGTGCGGATGTGCTGTATCCTATGATAGTACCTACAGTAGAAGAGGCTGCATAGTGGATGAAGTACATTGGTGGAATCTTATCCTTTCAGCTATATCGGGGTTGGTTATGTATTTGTTAAAAAGTCATTCCGATGAAGTGAAGCGGGTTAGTAAATTATTGAACCAGACGCGTGAGCAGGTCGCCCGTGACACTATATCGCGTACTGAAGCTTCGGCTGCGTTCAAAGAACTCCAAATACGCATCGACCATCTAGGAGATAGGTTGAGCGATAAAATAGACAGTAACAACAGTAGATCAGGCGGGGGGAAATAATATGGCCAAGAGTTTCAAACAAGCATTCGCAGCGGCGCGCAAAGCCAAAGGCGCGGGGGGTACATTCTCGTGGAATGGTAAAAAATTTAATACTGATTACGCGGAGGAAAAAGCTGGTAAGGCTGCCCCCAAGAAAGAAACCAAGGCTGCGAAAAAACCTTCGTATGTGAATAGTAAAGGCCTCCCGAAAGCGGGGGGGTCCACACCAAATTCTTGGATCAAGCTTCCTAGTATGCCAAAAACAAAAGTTGTTGGTGGGCTTTCCCCACATTCTACGACTATGGTCGTACATAAAGACTCCTGGGCAAATAAAGAGGGTCCAGCCGTGCGTAAAGCTGTAAGCGAGCTAATGCGCCGGGGACCTTCAGGGAGAGGTATCCGCACAACAGCAAGAAACCCGATAGCGAAGCCAATCGCAGCGGCTAGTAGCACCAAAGCCGCCAAGGGGGGTAGTATCAAAAAACTCGCCAAAGGGGGCCGTGTAGGTGATGGGTGCGCCAAAAGTGGGCGTACTAAGGGAAGGTTTGTGTAATGAGTAAGTTGGGTAAAACAGCTGGCTCTATATCCCCCCTTATAGGGGCTATTAACGGCCAAGGCCTTTTTGGTAAGTTGTTGCGTCCCAAGGACGACAGTGAGGAAGCCCTTGCTGCCGCCATGGAGGGGGAAAAGAAAAAAGGTGGGGCCAAGAAAATGGCCAAGGGCGGCAGGGTAAACAACAACGTTAAACAGAAGGAACCCGTAACTGGGGGTCCTAAAACTGTGCCAGATACCGCGGAGCGCAGAGACTTCTTGAAGCGTATGCAGAAGCAGAACAAAGACACACGCGCTAAATCCGCTAAGAAAAATCCCGGCTATGCCAAAGGCGGGCGTGTAGGCGATGGGATTGCTAAAAGAGGCCGTACTAGAGGAAGGATGATATAATACATAAAGCTGATGGATGTGCAAAGCGGGGTAAGACCCGTCTGAAAATGGTTAGTTTAGCCAACCTAGAACTTATTCGGGAGGGCAGGGGCTTAAACCCGCTATGAACGCAAACACCAGTCTTTTGAAACGTGGTGGTAAAGTGAAGAAGAAGAAGTAGTATTACATGAAAGCTACTGCACGCACTAGAAAGCTCCAGCGGGATAAAGCAATTTATCAACCGGGGAATATGCGTAGGCAGTTGAACATAAAGGAGAGGTAGGCAAAACCTGCCTCTGAAGCGGAGTCCGAGAAGGTCAAACGTGACCGGAAGGATAAACGGCATACGAAAGTGAAGTTGAGGACGTAATGGCCACTACTGGCACAACATCTGTCAATCTGGACTTGAACGCTATCGTTGAAGAGGCGTTTGAACGGTGTGGGCGCGAGGTCCGTACCGGCTATGATATGAAGACAGCCCGCCGCAGCCTCAATCTCCTTATGATGGAGTGGAGCAACCGCGGCATAAACCTATGGACTGTAGAAGAAGGCTCTATCCCGCTGGTTGCAGGCACGGCCACTTACGATCTTCCAGCCGACACAGTAGATTTGATGGATCAGGTTATACGCACGGGTTCTGGTACAACCCAGTCTGATATTAACATCTCCCGTATAAGTGTATCTACCTACGCAACTATACCTAATAAGACCAGCACCGGTAGGCCCATACAGCTATGGATTAACCGGCTAGCTGCCCCCACGGTTACCGTTTGGCCTGTGCCGGATAGCGGTGATTACACTATGCTATACTGGAGGCTACGTAGGATTGAAGATGCTGGTGATGGACTGAACACACAGGATGTTCCCTATCGTTTCCTCCCCTGCCTTGTTTCTGGACTAGCTTATAATCTCTCCCTGAAGCTCCCCGGCGCGTTAGAACGCTCTGCCCTGCTGAAACAGGAGTATATAGAACAGTGGGGGATGGCGGCTGACGAAGATCGTGAGAAAGCCACTCTTCGTATCGTTCCGCATATAGGGAGATAGAATATGGGCACGCGCTTCGCTGCCGGTAAAAAGGCTATTGCTATATGTGACCGTTGTGGATTCCAATATAAACTGTCTCAGTTGAAAGAAACCGTAGTAAAAATGCGGAAGACCGGCCTGTTGGTTTGCCGTGAATGCTGGGAGCCTGACCAACCACAAAACATGCAGGGTATGTACCCTGTGGTTGACCCTCAAGCGCTACGTAAGTCCCGCCCTGATAATAGTGAAGAACAGTCCCGCGACATTCAGTGGGGCTGGAACCCTGTGGGAATGAATAATGTCTTGGGGTTATCAGGCATTCCTGATACTATGGTAGGGGCAGGAGCCGTAGGAACTGTGTCTGTGGAGATAAGCTGATGAACAAGTACAACCAACCAAAATCCGTCCCAGTACCTAATGTATGCGGGTACCCTAACAAAATTGCGAATACGCAGACCCTCAAGGTGCGCGGCACTGGCGCGGCTACAAAAGGTACTGGCGCTAGCCAGAAAATGGGCTGATGGATTACGCCACCCTCTCAGAAACGATTAAGGCGTATGCCGAGAACGACTTCCCCAATACTCCGGGGTCAGGGGGGCTTACGTCTCAAGAGCAGATAGACACCTTTATCCAACAGGCGGAAAACCGTATATATAATAACGTAGAGTTGCCCAACTTCCGCAAAAACCAGACAGGTAACTTCACTGCTAGTAACAGGTATCTGACAACCCCCACAGACTGGCTGGCTACATATGAACTTTCTGTTGTTGATGGGGATGGCAAGTACAGCTTTCTGTCTAATAGAGAAGTTAGTTTCCTTCGGGAGTCCTTCCCGGACCCAACAGTTACAGGGCTTCCACAATATTACGCTATTTTCGACGACACTACTTTTGTTGTAGCCCCAGTCCCTGATGCGTCTTACGTCTCGGAACTACATTATTACTACCAACCAGAGAGCATAGTCACAGCTACAACCACATGGCTTGGGGACAATTTTAATCAGGTACTTCTATACGGCGCGTTGTTGGAAGCTGCTGTGTTCATGCAATCCCCAAAGGATGTGATTGTTGTTTACAAGGGCCGGTACGACGAAGCCATGGCGGCGTTGAAAGTACTTGGAGAGGGGAAAAACCGCTCCGATAATTTTAGGAACACCCCCGTACAGATACCAGTAGGATAAAATATGTTTACCGATGAAGTAGGTACTTTTCTTGGAGGTGTAACAGTAGAGACGACTTCTGGGCGCGGCGCGTCAGTAGAGGAGTTGGCAGAACGGGCATTATCGCGTATACTATCTGTAGGTACCAACGTAGACCCAGTATTGCGGGATCAAGCTGAAGCTTATAAAGAGAGTATACGGCAGGTGCTTGTGTTCTACTTGAATGAAGCAATGCGGAGTAGGAATGTTAGTCTGGTGAGTAAGTTCAAACAGGCAGGGCACCCTGAATTGGTTGGTATTTTAGATTTATAGGGGGCGTAATAATGGCTATTTCCCAAGCAATGTGTACTTCGTTCAAGGCAGAACTTCTCCTTGGGGTGCATGATTTTAGGGCTACAGGTGGGGGTGATACTTTCAAACTAGCGTTGTATACGTCTACCGCAACAATTGATGCTAACACAACCGCGTATTCAGCTACCAACGAATCTACAGGCACAAATTATACTGCTGGTGGCGCGGCACTGGCGAATCTTGGTGTGGTTACAACTAACACCAACGCTATTGCGGGTGTGGGCTGGTTGGACTTCACCGACCTTGTATTCACCAATGTGTCCACAACGGCGCGTGGGTGTGTGATATACAACAACACCCCTTCCGCGAATAGTAACGCTAACACGGCCTTAACTAACGCCGCGGTAGCGGTGCTTGATTTTGGGACCGACAAAACAGCCACCGCGGGTGATCTTACTATTGTGTTCCCGGCAGCAGCTTCAACTACGGCGATTATCCGTATCGCTTAGGATGAAGGAGGGGTAAAACATGGCATATAAATTAGGGGCACGCTCGCTCACTCGGATGAAAGGTGTCCATCCAGACCTTGTAAAGGTGGTGTATCGCGCCATCGAAATAACAGATATTGATTTCACCGTGCTTGAAGGGGTTCGCCTGCTCTCGCGCCAAAAACAATTGATGAAGCAAGGTGCGACCAAAACCATGAATAGCCGCCACCTGACCGGCCACGCTGTTGACCTTGGCGCTTGGGTTAGTGGCAGGGTGGCTTGGGATTGGCCGCTGTACTATAAGATTGCCAAAGCCGTGAAACAAGCGGCGGAAGATGTAGGGGTCCCAATTGAGTGGGGTGGGGATTGGCGCACATTCAAAGATGGGCCACACTGGCAGTTACCATGGAATAAATACCCAAAATGAAGTGGCCCGTGCCACCTATCTCCACTCATGATGGGCGGCGTGCGTGGGCTTTTATTGCAATCTGTGGCGGGTGTATGGTGTTCACACTGTTTGCCGCGGTTGGGGTATACCTTGTCCGTAACACACCACCATATGCGTTCTTACTCGCTCTAGCCGCGCATGGACAGGTTCTGGTAGGCCTAACCGCGTTAGGGTGGGTTCTTGGGCGACGGGCGCATATACAAATAACAACTGACAGTATGACGATTGAGGATAATAAAATAGCCGCAACAACCAAACACGAGGAACCCGCCCCATGATGCCAATTTGGGCTTATGTTGGTGGGGGTGCGCTTCTGGTGGGCGCTGCTGGTGGATGGACAGTCCGGGATTGGAAGGCTGATGCGGAGGCGAAAGCCGCGGTCGAGGCAACCAATAAGATTAAAGACGACATGCAAGAAAAAATGGACCAACAAGCCGCAGCGTACGAAATATGGCGGCAGGATTTGGAGCCACAAAAAGTAGAAACTCGTAATACAGTGAGGGAGATATACCGTGACCGTAAAATTCCCGTTCAGTGCGCTGTGCCTGCTGGTGCTATCAGCCTGCTCGAAGCAGTACGTGCTACCGCCAATTCCGCAGCCTCCGGCGAACCTCTCCCAACCGTGCATGGCGGTCCAACCAATACCGAACCCGTTGGTAGACCCCGATAGGTTGCAATGGGAAGCCGACCTACTATTCCTTTATGCTGAATGCGCCAAGTCGAAGCTAGGGCTTATAGGGGCATGGCCCCAAACCAAACAGGAGGACTAATACGTGTCTTCCGGCCCTCCCGATGCTTTTGGTTACACGCCTATACCTATAGGACGGGTCGATAAACGCTGGCTGGATATACGTGATAAAATCTCACTCCCCGAGGATATGTGCCCCGACATTGCGGGAATCCGCACTGTGGATGTTATGGTGAACAGGAAGATTGTGTACCAAGCGGACGCTACGGATGAATGGACCACCCCGAAGGAAACTTTGGAGAGGGGTTATGGGGACTGTGAAGATATAGCCCTTGTTAAACGGGCTATCCTGCTATCCACAGGATACAAAGACCCTGATATATACCTTTTTCTAGTTAAGGATTTGGTAGCTCGGCGGGACCACGCGCTACTTATAGTGCGGGGGAAAGAGGAGTGGTTTGTGCTGGACAGCTTCAACTCCCTCTCCCTGCCGTTGCGGCTAGTTACAGATTACGTACCATTACTAGCGTTCTCCGGTGACAAGGCTTGGTTCTTCGGGAAGAGAATCAAATGACTACCGTAACAGTCACTGCGACCGGGGCAGGCAGCTTCACTATACCTACTGGCGTTACGGAGATCACGTTCGAGGCGTGGGGTTCAGGATGCTCAGGGCTAGGGGACGGGACCTCTCAGGGGGCGGGCGGCGGAGGTGGCGCGTATATATCGGCTAGTATAGCCGTCACATCCGGAGATGTGATTTATTACTCTGTATCTATACCTAACACAACCGCACTCAAGAATGGCACGGGGTCTTGGTTCCAGAAAAATGTGAACAGTGCCACTAATGCTTGGGAAGGGGGTGCAACAACGTCATCGACAGGGGGAAGCCCCACTGCTGGCACGGTTGGCACCCAGATAGCAGCGTATGCCGGGGGTGCTGGGGCGGCAGCACAAGGCGGCGGCGGCTCTGCTGGACCTCTAGGCGCTGGCGGGGGCTATTGTGGCGCTCCCAATTAACGTAGCAACTACTGGTATTTCTGCTACAGCTAGCACAGGAACTGCTACCATAAAGCTAATTTATCCTGTATATGTCGCAGGAGTTAGCGCGTTTGCCCTTACAAGCGGGGTGTTAAACTGGAGTAATGTAGTTGATGGGCAGAATCCCGGCTGGAGTGCCGTACCTGATGGGCAGAATCCCGGCTGGAGTGCCGTGCCTGATATTCAAATCCCTGATTGGGGGAATATTCCGGTAGTATGAAACAACGATTGTAAGGGTAGATAATGGCTAGCACATATAGCAACCTCAAGTTCCAGTTGATGACCACAGGTGAAAACAGCACCACTTGGGGGAACGTCAGTAACGTGAACCTCGGCACGGCTGTGGAGGAAGCAATCGCGGCTACAGCCAGCGTTACCTTTACCTCTGGCCCTGTGACGCTCACATTAACAGATACCAACACCACGCAAGCAGCGCGTAAGATACGGCTCAACCTTACTGGTACTTCCGGGGGGGCGCAAAACCTTATCGTGCCAGCAATTGAAAAAGCATATATTATCAGCAACGGCTGTGTGGACACCATTACGGTGAAAAATTCCACCGGTACGGGTGTGGCTGTCCCTTCCGGTAAGACGATGTGGGTCTATAATAATGGCACCAATGTCGTCGATGTAACAACGCATTTATCTTCCCTGACGCTATCCTCTCCTCTTCCTGTAGCGTCAGGGGGGACTGGCTCAAATTCGGGCAGCGCAGCCTCGCTAACCAACTTTAATGGTTCTAACGTAGCTTCCGGCACTGTGGCAGTGGCAGTGGGTGGTACAGGGCAGACTACCTACACAAATGGTCAAATACTTATCGGGAATACCACAGGGAATACCCTATCTAAAGCCACCCTGACGGCTGGCACAGGCGTTACCGTTACAAATGGTACCGGAACAATTTCTATCGCTGCGGATAACAACGGGACTGTAACCAGCACGGATGCTTCGGGCGGAACTACAGGACTTACCTTTTCAGGGGGGCCTATAACTACTTCAGGCACCCTAACCCTTGCAGGCACGTTGGCTGTAGCCAACGGTGGTACGGGGTCCACAACGGCTTCGGCAGCCAGAACAGCCCTCGGTGTTCCAGCTTTGGCAGGCACCGGGGCCACTGGCACTTGGGGTATATCTATTAGTGGCAACGCGGCAACGGCTACGTCTGCGACCACGGCTACGTCTGCGACCACGGCTACGTCTGCGACCACGGCTACGACGGCTACGACGGCTAATGCTACCGCGGCGGCGTCTACGTTTAACAATGGTGGTTTGGGGGCAGCTTCAGGGACCACTTTTGATGGCTCTACTGCACGCACCATCAGTTACAATACCATAGGCGCGCCAAGTACTACTGGTACGAACGCGACAGGTACATGGGGGATAGCCATTTCGGGTAACGCGGCCACCGCTACCAATGGTGTGGTAACCACAGGCTCCTATGCCGACCCAGCATGGATCACCTCCCTTGCGGGTTCCAAGGTAAGTGGTAATATCGCCGGTAGTTCTGCAAGTCTTAGCGCGACCCTCGCGGTTGCCAGTGGTGGTACAGGGCAGACTACTTACACAAACGGCCAACTACTTATTGGGAACACCACAGGGAACACCCTGTCTAAAGCCACCCTAACCGCGGGGGCAGGTATTACAGTTACAAACGGCACCGGGACTATAACTATTGCGGCGACAGGCGGTGGGGCTGTTACTAGCGTGGACGCGGCGGGTGGAACCACCGGCCTTTCCTTTTCAGGTGGGCCTATAACTACTTCAGGCACCCTAACCCTTGCAGGTACGTTGGCTGTAGCCAACGGCGGTACGGGGTCCACAACCGCGGCAAATGCGCGGACGGCTCTAGGTGTTCCAGCTTTGGCAGGCACCGGGGCCACTGGTACTTGGGGTATTAGCGTATCAGGTAGCGCGGCGAGTCTAAGCGCTACACTGGCGGAAACTAGCGGCGGCACAGGTGAAACGACCTATATGAACGGCCAACTCCTTATCGGGGATACAGGCGGCGGGCTTACCAAAGCCACTCTGACGGCTGGCACAGGTATATCCGTGACTAATGGTTCTGGGTCGGTGACGATAAATTCTACCGCGGTTACTAGTGTGGATGCTTCGGGTGGGACTACCGGTCTTTCCTTCACTGGGGGACCTATTAACTCTACCGGTACTCTAACCCTTGCG